GTCAATATTATCCGAGAGGTAAAATTCGAGTCCCCTCCCTTCAGTAAAAACAACCACTTCCCACAGCAACAAAATCAGCTATCTAAAAATTAGATAGGAGGGGGCTTTTCTGTATTTCTGAGTCAACTTTATGTATCTAGCAATTAGATAGAAAATCATCTACTATCTAAAAATTAGATAGTTCCCATCGAAATAGTCAGTACTCGAAACTTGTAAAAACTTCCGGCCATACTTAAAAAGAATAAGAAACTTATTGAAAAATAAGGAAGCATCGCAATACTTAATGTAGTGCGTCATTTATAATAATTTAATTGACTCAGTATACTTGGGATAGTACTTTTTTCTTATGGGAAAAAAGAATGAATATGACGCAGAGTGTCTAAGGCTCTATCCTCCTCCCCGAAATGGAGAGAAGTTTGTGGAGAAGTGGAAGTCTTTTATACCTATGCTACATGGTAGAGAAGGCTTCCAGCGGGGGCACCTGTTTCAGTTAGAGGTACTCTGTGACCTATATCAAGAGTACCATGAATTGAATGCCCGAATTGAATTAGAAGGATTTTTGGTAGAAATTTATTCTAAGACGGGCATTCCCATAAATCAAATAAACCCACTCATATCCATACGTGGTAGGATAGCTTCAGAAATCCGCCAGTACACTAGAGAGTTGGGTTTAAATTCCAAATATATTCCAAAAGTCCATGTACCAGGAGACACTGAAGATGAATGGGAAGTATAAAAAAGATTTCAGTTTGAATGCTTTACTTGGCCAATACAAATGTAAATTTGCTAGGCAGGGACTACTTGCCCTTACTCCTGCTGTATTGGACCTTCTTGCTGACGATGAAATGCTCATAGACTTTTATGGCAATGAGAAGTCCGTAGGAGAGTTTAAAAAATTAAGGAAAGGAAAGCTTTACCCAGATGCCAATGGTGGGCCTACTATTTATTGCTTTAAATACTAATGTTTGATCCAAAACTATATCCCAATGTTGCCGAAGGACATCAGTACGCCCTAGACATTACTCTAGGCAAATTGCCTGCATGTAAGTGGACCATTGGAGCGTGTGCTAGATACCTAGACGATTTGAAGCGATCAAAAAAAGATTACTGTTCCTATTATTTTAATCCCGAAAGAGCAGAAAAATATCTAAGACAGGTCCAACAATTTGAACACGTTTCAGGGCATTGGGAGACACCAAAAATCCTATACATGCCTTGGCAAAAATTTATCTTCATGAATATCAAAGGCTGGTTCCTGAAGGAATCAGACACCGTGCGATTCCGAACAGCACACGTAGAAATCCCAAGAGGTAATGGAAAAGCGCATCCTTTAGATGAGTATGTCCCAACTCCAGAGGGCATCAAGAAGTGGGGCCAAATAAAGATTGGAAGTAAACTTTACGCTCTAGACGGATCAATCTGCACAGTTACTAATATGAGTCCAATAGAAAGTATGCCTGAGTATCGGGTTACCTTCTCCGATAACACATCTATTAGATGTAGTGGAGAGCATGAATGGATCGTATCCAATAGAGATGATAGAACCAGCAAAACTCGAATAGAGAAAACTGATGTCTTCAGCATCAAACTACGGGATAAGGTAAAACAACAGATCGCGAGTAACTTTACTAGAGTTGTGTCCACCAAAGATTTAATGAGTAGTATAAAGGTGGGTTGTCGCAATCAATATTATAATTACTCCATCCCGCTTCCTACTCCAATTGTATCCAATTACTCCTTACCTAAGGACATAGATACTTATGTTATAGGGTTGTGGTATGGGGCAGGGTTAGGAAATTCTAAGATATATTGCAACATAGAAAGATTGCAGGAGATGGCAGAGATACTAAGGATACGAGGAGTAAATTTTTCTTGGAAGTCCTCTCTTTATAGGAAGCATGCATTCATTGAGCTTCATGATCTTCCAGAACAATTAAATGCCCTAGGGATAACAAATAGAGAAATGGTGCTGCCTATTGTAGATTGGTCTAGGTTACCAACTGTTCAAAAGACGGACTTTGTAGCTGGGGTTTTGGATGCCTCTGGGACTAGGTGTTTTAGGGGTGGATACCATATACACTCTGCAAATCTATCCCTATTGAATTTTGTAAAGTTGTTGTTGGCATCCATGGGACATAAGTCGTCCAAGCCCACACTATTAAAGCCAGTACCTCCTTATACTTATACTTATGATAGGTATCGACTAAATTTTACGCCCAAGAAAGATGAACTCTTCTTTCACTCAAGACATAAGCTATCCCATAAAATGACGGAGAAAACGGATAGGAACCATGCTGGACATCTCTTTATAAAAAGTATTGAGGCCACGGGAAGAGACATAAAGATGTTCTGCGTACAAGTAGACTCAGTAGACTCATCTTACTTAATAGGACAGAACCATATCCCAACTCATAACTCTGCTATGGCATCTCAAGCCGTATTATATGATGTGGGATTGAATAATCCAAAAGGTAACCACGTATATTGTGCTGCTACGAGAAAAGAGCAAGCGAGAATTATTCTAGATGCTGCTAGGGATATGGCATCCAAGAATAAATCTTTTTTAAAGGCAACTGGCGTAAAGGTTCTAGCACACCAGATAACACATCCTGCTAGTCAATCCTACGCTAGGGCAATATCGGCAGACCATAAAGGACTAGATGGTAAAATTGGTGTACTCATTTGTTGTGACGAGTTACACGCAATGCAGAGGAATACTTTTGAAACCTTAGATTCCGGTCAGGCCAAAAGACGAGACTCGTTGCTCCTTTGTATAACCACGGCAGGATATGACAACAGTGGTGTAGGACATTCTCAATCTGTTTATGCCCAAAAGGTTATTGATGGCCGTATTAAGGATGAGACATTTTTTGCTATCATTTATTCTATTGATGAGGGGGATGACCCTTATGATCCTTTAGTATGGAAGAAGGCCAACCCTGGCTTTGGCAAGATTGTTGACCCTATAAACTTTGAAGCTAAGGCAAAAAAGGCCAAGGAGAGTCCTCAAGATACAAATGGGTTCCTTATCAAACACCTAAACGTATGGACCAATTCAGCAAGTCCGTTCTTCAATGTGGAGAAATGGAGGGAGAATGCAATCCCAGGACTTAAGATAGCGGATTTTAAAGGTAAGAAGGCTTGGAGAGCAATAGACCTTGCATCAAAGATTGACTTAACCGCCACCGTATCCTTATTCAAGGAAAATGGAATCTACTATTTCTTTTCCAATAACTACATTCCAGAGGCGACCGTTAGGGAATCTAAAAACGACTTGTATCGCGAATGGGTTATGGATGGGTGGCTAATTCAAACACCTGGCGAGGCAATAAACTACGTCAAAATTCAAGAGGACTTCTTAAAAGAAAGCTCGGATATTAAAGTTGCTGGGGTTATGTATGACCCTTGGAACTGTCAGGAGTTCGCTTCTAGGATGTCGATGCAAAGATTAAACATGCTTGAGTTTAAGATGAATACCGGTAACGTATCCGAACCTATGAAACGTCTTGACGCACTAATAAGAGAAGGAAAATTTAAACATGATGGTAACCCATTGGTTGAATGGTGTCTCTCAAACGTAGTGGCCAAGGTTGACCATAATGACAATGTTTATTTCAGAAAAGAGCATGAAGCAAATAAAATAGACCCAATCGTTGCTGCAATTATGGCATTGGCAGGTCATATTTCTGAAGAAGAAGCCTCAGTTTATGAAACAAGAGGCATCAGAACTCTTTAATCCAGTACAGTTTCCTTTACATTTATTTAATTAAAAATATGGCGAAATCCTACATGCTATAATTCATTATAGCCAAATTATTCAATTAAAAAATTGGGGTAAAAATATCAATGTTATAATTCATTATAGCCGAATTATTCAATTAAAAAATTGGGGTAAAAATAGCAATGTTATAATTCATTATAGCCGACTTGTGAAATTTTGAGCGAAAAATAGTTACGTAAAACTTACGTAACACAGGGCAGCGATTTGACTCCCCCACACTACGGGGGAGTCAAACTCAATAATCACCATTTTTATTCTCCGAGTCAGTACTAATTTTTTTTAAACGAAAATTATTGTATTTGACTCCCGTTTATCCATTGGAGAAACCGGAGTCAAACTCAATAAAAAAATTTTATAGCATTTTTTCAAAAAAAGCCAACGATATCAATTGAGTAACGCATCTCGGTGATATTTGACTCCCCCATACTTAATATTTTCATTTTGAATCGGCTAGAAAACAACACTAGTAGTGTTACACACAATAGTATAATTAAGAAAAAACTGTAAAGCTGTATGGGGGAGTCAAATATGACGCATTTGCCAAATTTTCTGAGTAAATGTTTACAAAAACTAAATGTAATAAATAAGTATAGCAAGAAATAATTTAATTAAATATGGAAATACGATATACAACCTTATAACAAGAATAATTTAATTAAAAATAGAAATAGGCTATACAACACTATAGCAATATTTATTTTTGAAATCGGACCCCCTGTAATAAAAGAGTATAGCAGTAAGGCTTCCCTTAATTTTTAAACCCGTTTTTCTTTTGCGGTGTGTTTTAATATACAATTCAAAATCTCGAACACCCCATAATAAATATTGGCAAAGATACTTGTTGGCATTACTCTAAAAGAGAATAGGAGGTTACTATGAGCAAACTTTTGCAATTGCGAAATGATAAGCCTTTCCAAATTAGAAACAAGGCCAACGATTCAGCCGAGATTATACTATACGCAGCTATTGGTAGTTTTTGGGGCGATAGTATTTCTGCTAACGATTTTTCAAAAGAACTTAAGGCATTGCCTGACACAGTGAAAAATATCGACGTTAGGATTAACTCTCCAGGTGGAGATGTGTTTGATGGGATATCCATCTATAACCGACTAAAACAACACAAAGCAAAAAAGACTGTCTATATTGATGGTATGGCTTATTCCATTGCCTCTATCATTGCCCTTGCGGGGGATGAGATTGTTATGGGGGAAGGAACTGAGTTTATGATCCACCTTCCATGGACATGGGCAGGCGGCAACAAAAATGAATTGATGGATACAGTTAATCGCCTAGAAGATATCGAGGACCAGATGGTAAATATTTACCACAAGAGAACAAAACTCGATAAGGCTGAGATTAGAAACCTCATGACTAAAGAAACTTTTATGAATCCTGAAGAAGCTATTAGCCTTGGCTTTGCTGATAAAACTATGGATTCTGAAAAGGCGTTAATGGTGGCGGCAAGCGTCGAAAAAGCTTTTTGGATAAGAGGCCGTCCAAAAAGTCTTGCCACAAATACAGAAATAGTTAAGAATAAATTGAAAACCTTGAGCAAGGACATTGGAAAAATACTAGATCGCAAATAGCGTATCGGTTTCCAGAGAAGCGGCTCAATTATAAACACTATGTTTAAGGAGTCATTATGAACTTGGAAGAATTGAGAAAGCGATTAGGTGAAATCGTTGCGCAACTAGAAACTTTTCAAAATGCTGAGTCTTTTTCAGATGAAGATTTGGAAAGCATCAATGCTCTAAATGAAGAGTATGAGCAATTAGCTAAAAACATTGAAGCTATGGAGAAACTTGAGAAGATTAAGGCAGCAAGCACTACTTCAACAAGAAGAGTAGCTCCAAGTAGCCCAGAAGCAGCAGCTAATACTTCAAAAGTAACTGTTGTTGGGAATAAAAAAGAAGATACCTATTTTGGAGATCCTTATGCGGGTGAAAACCTCATGGCCATCAAAGATGTTGCCTATGGTAAAGTAGACCCAAGAATGGAAAGATTGATGAACTCATCTTCACACAATGAGAGTGTGGGTGCTGATGGTGGGTTCCTTGTTCCCGCAGATATGCGATCAGACATTCAGCGTAAAGTGATGGGAGATGATTCACTTCTTCCACGCACACGTCAATACAAGACTTCTTCAAATAGATTGGAACTCCCAATCAATGAAGTTGCTCCTTGGGAAGGTACTGGTATCCAAGCTTATTGGGAAGGTGAAGAACAAGAGCATACTCTTTCTAAGACTAAATTCGGCCTTAGCGAGTGGAAGCTTCATAAACTTACTGCCTTCGTAAAAGTAACTGATGAGTTGTTAGAAGATGCCCCAGCTATCGAGTCTTATATTAGACAAGAAGCTCCAGATGCTATCGTTCACAAAATCAACTCTGCTATCATCTCTGGTGACGGGGTTGGTAAACTAACAGGTTTCTTGAACTCAACCTTCAAGTTCAAAGTTAGTAAGCAAGGTGGTCAAGCCGCTGACACAGTTCTTTTTGAAAACGTCAACAACATGTTGGGCAGACTTCTTCCAGCTTCTTTTGGTAGAGCATTTTGGTTAGTAAACCCTGCTGTTCTTCCTACTTTAAGATTGATGAAGTTTGACTCTGCTGCTGCTTCTCCAGTTCCAGTGTATTTGCCAGGTAACTCTGTTGCAGGCGCACCACATGGAACACTATTTGGACTACCAATCGTAGTAAAAATGGGTGGGGTTAAGGCACTAGGCGATGAAGGCGATATTTCATTAGTAGACCTTTCATACTACTACTCTGTAATGAAGACAACTTCATACAAAGCTGAGATCAACCCTTACCTATATTGGGATAAGGACATCAAGGCAATGAAGTTTCAAATCAGAATGGGTGGCCATTGTCCATTTAAGGCCCCTGTGAAGACAGAGTTTGGTGATTACTCAATGTCTGCCTTTGTTACTTTGGAAGATAGAGCATAATAATTTAAAGCCGGAGCAAGCCTCCGGCACTTTTTAAGGAGTGTATATGGAAGGATTATTCGCAGAAAAAGTAGGACTAAAACAAATTGTAGTTCCTACAGATATAAATGTTGGTGGTATCACTGGCTCAAGAATTAAACTTGACGCTGGCTATAAGCTTGCTGTTCTTTTGAACATGGGTGATTCAGTTGGCGCAACTGTGGAGTTCACACTGAAGCAACACAATGCTTCTGTAGGTGGGACAACTAAAGACCTTGCTACAGCAAAGCCTTATTTCCATAAGGCCGGAGCCGCTACTTCTTTCACAAAAGTAGAACCAACTGTAGCCGCTGCGTTGAAAGACGTATCTGCTATTTTTGCTGGTGAAGAAGGGCTACTCGTTCTTGAGCTAGACGCTTATGAGCTAGACATCAATAACGGGTTTGCTTATGTGAGCGTTGACTCTGCTGCCGCTGGTGCCGCAAAGATTGTTGGCGGAGTGTACTTGGTACATGAAGCTAAATTTAAGCCTGCTTCAGAACTTACTTTATAATAAGTTCATCTGAAATATAGAGGGTCGGAATCGACCCTCTATTATTTATTTTTTAGGAGTAATTATGAAATTGATGTTTCCCAATACTGCTTTCCTTAATGGAGAGGTTTTTGCCGAAGCTGGAGAAGTTAAAGAAATTAGCAATGTAGACTCTGCTAACAGATGGATTAGACGAGGCGCAGTGCCAGTTAATGCAAAAGTAGTAAAAAAAGCAGCAGTTAAGCCACAGGAAAACAAGGCCACACCAGCGAAAGCCCCAGATGTGACTTCGGATATTTTCGATGTAGACGTTAAAGAAGTTGTTGCAGATCAAGAACTCAAGGTTGAGAATAGTACTAAATAATTCTTTACCTGAGAGGCCTAGATGAACTTCTTCGCTAAGATATTTTCCAAAAGGCAGACAGGGGTATCCAAACCAGAAATAGATAGGCGACCGTTATTTGTATTTTCTGGAGGAACTACTGTTACCCCAGATACTTGTATGGAGATAGCCGCCTATTATCGAGGTGTGATCTACATAGCTACGCAGATAGCTAAATTGCCATGGGAATCCAAAGATGCGGATAACAGAACTATCAATGATGACATCACGTATTTGTTAAAGACTTCTCCGAATCCAGAAATGTCTTCTTTTATGTTTAGGCTTACTGCCGTTATCCAAGCGTTGAACTACGGAAACTTCTATGCAGAAATAGAGCGGGATATTAGAGGTAGGCCAAAATACATTTGGCCAATTGACCCTTCAAGAGTATGTGTTGAGAGAAGTACTAATGGTCAGCTATATTATCGAGTAGCCGCTGGGGATGTCTCTAGATTAGGGTATAGCGCAGACGATGTTATTCTTCTTCCAAAAGATATATTCCATATAAGAAACTTTCATACACTAGATGGAATAGTGGGGCAGAACATAGTTGGATTTGCTTCTCAGACATTAGGCACCTCTTTGGGGGCAAATACTTTTGCCAATGCCCTTTTTACTAATGGTGGTCTACCATCTGGAGTTTTAGAGTCAGAGGGGGTTTTATCTGATGAGGCCTATAAAAGACTACAGGAGTCATGGGATAGCAATAGGGGTGGAAAGAAAACTGGGTCTACAGCGATACTAGAAGAAGGGACAAAATATAAACCTGTTTCTATTCCTCCAGATGTATTGCAATTTTTGGAATCTAGAAAATTTTCCGTTCTTGAAATAGCTAGATTCTTGGGCGTACCCCCATCTAAATTATTTGATGTAGATGTAGCTACGTATGCCAACTTAGAACAAGCAAACTTAGAGGTGTCCACGGATACACTTGATGCTTGGGCAAGAAACTTCGAGACAGAGGCAGACATGAAACTTCTAAGCGGTGGATACGCTGGAAGGAAAACTGAAATGGACCTTTATGCCTTGTCTAGAGGAGATATGGCATCTAGGTCAACCTATTTTACAAAAATGATGCAGAATGCTTCTATCACACCCAATGAAATTAGGAAAAAAGAAGGCATGGCACCATATGCGGGTGGGGATAGATACTATGTTGCTACTAATAACTTAACACCTCAGGATAGATTAGATGAGGTAATAGATTCACAAGTAAGTAAGGGCGATGTGGAGGATACGGAAGAGGACAACTTAGAAAAAGAATTAACCAACGCACTCGTAAAAAGAATTAGAGATATCTAATGGAAAAGGCGGTATTGCTCGCCCTCATTACGGTAATAGTGGATGAGGCAGTAAAAGGGCAACTCTCAGATATACCCCGTGGTCCAAGAGGACATACAGGGCCTAAAGGACGGGATTTCTCTTTAGAAGAATCCTTACCTGTCATATCTAATAGTATTCAACAACATTTAAATACCATCAAAGAAGAGTTGAAGCTTCGTTTCTCCGATCTTACTGAAGAGGATAGACAACTCCTAAAGCTCAATTTTTCTGAGCTATCTCCTGAGGAAAAAGAGGAGCTAGTAGGCCCTAGAGGATACAAGGGAGATAAGGGGGAAAAGGGGGATAATGGCAAGAATGCTACTCATGAGCAGATACGCGAAGTACTAAACACACTCCTACCAGAACTTAAATTAAAATTTTCCGATCTAACGGATGAAGATATACAACAATTGAAAGGTGAGAAGGGTGAAAGAGGCGAGAAAGGGCAAAATGCTTCGTATGAGCAAATAGTAAAAGCAGTAGAGGAACTTACACCTCAACTGAAGTTACAATTTTCCGATCTAACGGATGAAGATAAACAACAATTGAAAGGTGAGAAGGGTGAAAGGGGTGAGAAGGGACAAGATGCCATTATCACAAGACCTCAAATATTGGAAGCCCTAGAAGAAATAAAAGTAGAATTAAAGCTAAAATTTGAAGACCTATCTGAAGAGGATATTGAGGAACTGCGTGGGCCAAGGGGTCATAAAGGTAATGACGGTAGGAGTTTTTCTTTTGACGACCATCAAGAAGCGATTACCAATATACTTACGAACTACGTAGACCAAATAAAATCAGAATTGCACCCAGTAATAACTGAAGGGCAACTGGAGCAAATCAAGCTTAAATTTTCCGATCTTACTGAAGAGGAAAAGGATACACTCAAGTTAAAATTTTCTGATCTATCTGAAGAAGAAATTGCTTCCTTAAAAGTTGTTGGACCAAAAGGCCCTAGAGGATTCAGAGGACAGAAGGGAAACATAGGGGAACGGGGTCCACAAGGTATTCAAGGTATTCAGGGATTGCCTGGGGCAATGGGGCTTAGAGGACTTCCTGGCTTAAAAGGTTTGGATGGAGTTAATGGTGTCGATGGTAAAGATGGAGAGGATGCTCCGATAGTTGTAGATATCGCTGTTCGGATGGCCAACAGTAAAGAACTATATTTCATTTTTTATTTTAGTGATGGTACATCCATTGAGACAAACAATATTCCATTTCCAGTGGGGGCTAAATCCATCCACAATTATGTAGGGATGACTAGTGCATTCCCTTTATTTACGTATACTCAAGCAATACCTGCGTATGACGCGGAGGAGAATATAATTAAAGTTACTTACTATAAGCCGAATCCTGCGATACCATCTAATAGGATTGTGGAGACAATTTATAATTATGTAGGGGATAATGTCTCTTCAGAAGTTTGGACATACTATAGGACAGGTGGGGTAAGTCCCGATTACAGTTTTACTATAAACTATACCTATACTGGGGATTTAGTTACAAATATAGAGGTAGTCTGGTAATGATGGGATTATTGAGACAAGTACAGGGATGGGTTAAATTAAAGGGTGCCACAGATGGCACTAAGATAGGTAACGTCAATGATGCCTTGAAAGTAGTCACTACTGTTGGAACTCCAGTAGATGCTCCTCCAATTGTGTATTTATCAGTAGGCCAAGTAAAAAATGTTGAAGCTGTAGCTGGGGAAATAACACTAGAAGCCAACAAACGGTATGGTAACATTACTTGTCAAACTATAAATGCTAGAGACTCCCTATGGAGATTAGCATGGGTGGAGAATGCTGGAGGGGTGGAAACAATTCATACTATAGGATACGGCTATACAGGATCGGGTAATCCCACGGATATGATTTTCCCATCAGTTAGTTCTTTCTTGACTACGGCAGTTGGGGCGCAAAAGTTACGCATCTATATGACACCCCTAGACAACGCGAATACTGCGTATGTTAATCTATCAGTCAGTAAAATTAGTTAAACCAAATTAGAAATTTTATGTAATAATTTAAAGAAATAAAAAAAAATCCAAGGAGGCAGGGTTATGTTTAGCCAATTGTTTAAAATTCTTAAAGATGCCACGGATGTGGCCCATGCATTATCTAAAATCGTAAAGGGAGACAACATTGATTCAGCTTCCCTCAATGGTATTTTAGCTTATGTGTTTAGAGACTCTAATGATCTAGCAACAACAGTAAAACTTTCTTCTGATGGTGCAATCCCAGTAACTACTGATCCAGGGGAACCGGATGGTGCTGCATTTACCCAATTATCAGGTGCGCAAACGAAAGGTGTTGAAACTGCGGTTGGGGAATTTACCTTAGCGTTGAATAAAAAATATAATAACTTTTTTGCAGTTGTTAATAGTTCAAGATTGTTTACTTGGCGTTTAGTACACGTTGATGACGCTGGGGTAACGGATACCATCACTCCTATTGGGTACGCATATACTGGTGAGGGTATGATGCAAGGTAAAATTGAATCTCCTAATAGGATCATAGATACTACGGGCGGTACGGGAGTTCAAAAATTGATACTCTACGCCACACCTATTGACAATGTGAGTGATGTGCAGGCTAATGTGGAGTATAACGAAATTCTAAGCTAATAGAGAGTTGATTGTGTTACATAAAATATCGAAATACTTAAAACAATTAGCTGGGATACTTTTTGTAAGTATCCTAGCCATTTCTTTTCTTAGTTTAATAGTCCCAGCAGGCTACGGCCTTCCATCTATCCCAATTCAATTGACCAAGATCATAGGTAAGAGTGAAAACTTTATCGTAGACACAGAACAATTGGGGGATGGATCAATAGCACTTAAAACCACTGGTCTAGTAGAGATTAGCCAATTATTTGGGAATCCTGCGGATGGTGTAACTTGGTTCTATTTGGGACAACCTGACGATGCCTCAGGTATCGGTTCTGCTGGTGACACGATACGAGTGAAGATTAAGGCAGCACCTAGCCCTCTTAACTTAGTTTACCCAGCCGTGGATGTAACCACTACCGTAACCGCTGGACATGTAGCAGACCCTAACCCAGAACGAGCAGTGGCATTACAAATATGTACTGACTTAGATGGGGATGCAAATTTTACTGCTGCGTGGAAGTGTACTGTAATGAAGGATTACTCAGGCATCTTCATTAACTCTAAATTGTTTAATGAATGGGGGGAGAGGAAAGGATGTGTACCTATCACTGACTGCTTCAATGTCACTACTACTGGAACGACTACTGTATCAGTAGCATTTAATGAAATTGAACGAAGAGGACTAGGAACAGAACTTCAACGAAGCCCTAACGATCCAAGATTGGGGACACTAAACGTAGCAGGTAGCTTTATCCAACAGCCAGGAGGAACGGGCGATTTGCTATTTGAAGAACTAAAAAATGCTGGAAGTTCTTCTATGATCGTAGATGGCTCAGTGACCCCAGTGACGTTTAGAATTAACTGCCATCCAACAGATGACAAGTATATAAATATATGGCGTATGTACATAAGTTGTTCGGGGATAAAGTTAAAAAAATGGGCTTGCGCTAACTCTGCCTTATCTAATGGTGTATTGGCCATGCTCCGAAGCGAGGGGGAGGATTTAACATTGCTTCCTCTAAGGACGACAAACGATATTAAAAATAAATTTTCTATTGGTGAGGCTGGACCTTCTGGGCAGTTTAGAGTGGATATCCAAAAGGGGGGAGATGCATTAGTAGGAGCTTTGAGTTTCCCAGCAGCAGCGATTATAAAAAAATGTGGAACCAATGGTACTGGGATAGATGATTATATGGCTATAACTATAAGAGATAACCTCACTGGGGCTAGGGGCGGCAACATGAGTGAGTTCGCAAGTCTCGTATTTGGATTTAGGAGAACGCCATGAAGAAGGGCTTAACCATAGTACTAGGCTTACTAATAATAGGCAGCGCATCTGCCATGATATTTCCTGAAAGAGATGTTAAAGGGAGGGCTGTCTCCAGACAATCTGGAGTACAATCAGACTCATATACCCGAGTTAGATTTATAGGTACTCATGATTTCAATATTACGGGTAATCAAACCGCGCAATCTGATTGGACAATCCCCCAACAGACATATAATGGAAATAACGTAACCACAGTTATCTTAGGTGTGCAATTTAAAGTAGTAGGCGGTTGCGATGGGGACAAGGTTACTTTCCGAGTAGTCCATCCTAATGAGACAGTATTGGATGAGTTTGCGACAAATTTTTACGTATTTGCGGATAGCACAAATGCGATAAAAGAACACAGGGCAGAGGTTCCGGCAGGATTGAAAATTCGAGTAATTTACACATCCACTTGTGGAACTGCTGCTAGATTTTTAATGAATCTCTATAGATATATGGAGACAGAATGATAACTACTATTCAGTACTTAAAATGTAGGCCCAAGATGAAATATCCTATTGTAGCTTGGCTAATAATGCTATTCCAAGGGATGAATCCATTTGATAAAAACGCTACCTCTCATAGAGCAATGAGATATACATTCAATAACAGAACTTTTGTAATAGATGCTACAAAAAAGTACGGAGTTCGGGATATTTCGGAAGGCGATTTTCTTCAAGAATATACTATTGTAGAACATATCTACATCCCATACCAAGTAGAAGATAATAGATTTTTTGCTTGGCTCGATGAGTTGAAAGAAAAGAAATATGATAGCTTGCAATTATTAGGATTATTTTTAAAATTGGTTGGGTTACTTACCTTTAATACTATTGGGCACAATTTTAAAAAACTTACTTGTAATGAAGTGTTTTTGAATTGGGCCGAAACTTTTCTAAAACTAGCTGTAGGCGATTCCGATAATTGGGATTTGCTTATGACTGATGTACTGGCTTCCGAAGTAGGGGACGGTATTTATGGAGAGGGTTTATGAAAAAAGGTATGGCTTTATCTATCCTCACTGCAATGGTTCTGGGCCTAATAACCAACGGTCTTATATCATGGCGGGAACTAGCTGTTGCACAATCTAATATTGTTAAACTAGAGAAAGAAGATGCGGCGTTGCAAGACTCCATATCCAGAATAGAGGATAAGCTATTGGACATCCATTGGTATCTGATAGAGTCTAAAAATATAAAGGTGGATAGACCCACTATACTTAAAAGAAGCAAACGGGGGGTTTATGTTAGTCCCACTAAATGATCTTAAAACTTTCCTAGGGATATCCTTAGTAGATACAACATATGATGCTTTTTTAAATGAGCAAGGACAGATTGTATCCGATGCTATAGAGGCATACTGTAGAAGAAAATTTATACAAGCGAACTATACGCAAACATTTTATTATGATGAACTATCGGAAAATGCCAGACCTATGAGACGACTTACCCTCTTCTATTTCCCATTAACTGCTATTTCAGAGATAAGGGCAGATGGGGTAGCAATAGCTGGAGCAGAATATAGATTTGTTGCGGATGGTATAGCTGTATTGAATGAGAGAAGAGATTGGCGTTCAATTTTTTCCGATAAGTTAGAAGTGGACTTTACTGCTGGGACAGTTGATGTGCCCACGCCTGTAAAAGATGTCATATACAATATCATGGCAGAAAGATACAACAAGAAGAAGTCCAACATCTCATTGAACTTCGGTAGTGATGTCCAGATGATTGCAATTCCTGGGGTCATGAGTATTGACTTCGATTACTCACTTCAGACAAATGAGAGGAAGCGGGCATTCGGTATGATCCTTGGGAATAATGCCAACGTATTGGATTACTATAGGAGTGAACGGGCCATTGTAGGTACTGTGGAGCTATCTTATGTCTCTTAATTTAGTAGATGCATTTAAAGCTATTTTAAAATTTAAAGAAGTCTCTGCTACATTAGAGAGACGTGGCGAAATAGCTGCCATCAATTTAGCCATCGCCCCCTCCAACTACTTTAGGGATTTTTCAGCAATTGAAGAAATCACGACACTAGGGAATGAGTATGTCATAGATCGCGACCATATTGTAGGAACAGCTTTTGAGACAGATGGAATTTTGCGGGGGGATATCTTAACATCAACCATATACGGAACGGTGACCATAGATGAAGTACGACCTATGGTTATAATGGGAAGTTTAGTTGGGTATCGTGTGAGGTCTACTCGATGACAATGGAGATAAAATTGGAGGTCTATTCTGGTACTGGCGGTGCCAGAAGGAACATAGCATTAGAGCATGACCTATCTGGAGAATTGACCTTTAAAGAATTTCTACAGTTTGAAAAATCAGTAAAAATATCGGTAGCCGAAGATGAGAGAAATTATCAACAGGATACCGGTGCGTTTGATAAAGACCCAAGAACAAGAGTAGATGGAGTATATGACGCACCGGTAGTTAACGTAAAGCCTTTTGGCACTATCGAATATATCGCTAAGGCAACACCGAAGGAAGTTCTTCTTTTTGCGTATGAAGCCATTTTAAGTAGGAGTCCAGGGGATACTGGTCTTTATTTATCTTCCAATTGGCTATTCTACAACGGTGTAAAAATAGCTGAAACTCAAGAGGAGTTAAGAGTGTGGTTGGATAGAGCGAAAGGGATAAAGGATTCTGATGTATTTAGATTTGTAAACCTAACCCCTTACGCTAGAAGGTTAGAATTAGCAGGTATCTCTAGGTTTACTAGAGGAAAAAATAGAGGACTAGCCAGAGTTAAGGGCCGGCGCAAAAAAGTTAGAAAGCTGAAGGTGGAGGCCAAAGCACCTAATGGTGCGTACCACTTAGCATTCGGAGCAATTAAAAGAAAACATGCTGGTGCCACTGCTAGATTTAGAGAGGAGTTTGTTTCTGGTAGCCAAATTTCAGGGCTTCCCGTAAAATCAAATTTTAGAACGGCTTTTGCATCAGGTAAGTATAAGAGTGGGGTGGGTAGGCCGTATTTATACCCTAGTATTGTTATACAGTTTTCTAGTAAGGGGGCAACACTGTGAGTAGTTCTTACGTCAGGACGCAAATAAAAAATTTTATTGGTGTTGAGGCCCCAACTGAAAATCTTATTGATCTGTCGTCTAAGTATAATAGTATTCATGATTTAATTAAACGTGCCGGATATACCCCCAGTGATCCGTGGTTAGGTGTATCCTTCATTGGAGCAGAGGAATTACCTGTCAGTACTCCCGCGAATAATACTACAGGATTGTATAGAGAGTTTGGGACTATATTACTGCATGTTGTTAGTCCTATTAGATACGATGCTGGTGATTTAATACTTGCAAGGGCCGAAGCTTTGAGAGATTCTTTTAGGGGTAGCAGAATTGGAGATGTACTGATTGAAAGTGTAGGGCCTCCAAATACAGAAGATGGGGCCACACTACAGTTTGAAGGCGGATATACTTCTGCTTCTGTTGTAATAAACTACTATAGGGATTTGAAAAAATAATAGGAGAAAAATATGTCAAGCAGTAACCAAGTACGTCTAGCAACAATTAAAGAAACTGTTTATGGGGAAACACCAGTAGCAGGTAACTTTAAGCAATTGAGATTCACCTCAGAATCTCTTTCAGGTACACCGGATACCGCAGAATCAGCATTGATTAGAACTGACAGGTTATCCTCTGGACAAGTTGTCGTGGGACAATCGGTAGGGGGGGCAGTTAACGTAGAACTTGCTAAAGATTCAGCATTGGAAGAATTGATGGAATCAGCCATGTTCAATTCTTGGGTAGTCTCTGCACCCGTAGTCGTAGATTTGGAAGTGAATACAGTAGCAAAAGAAATTATACGTTCGGCAGGGGATTGGAATTTAAACGTAAAAGTTGGAGATTTGGTTTCCCTATCTGGGTTTGTGGCATCTGGTAACAATACTCAAGTAATGGTCGCCTCTATATCTTCAGCTACAGTTATTAAATACATTGGACC